GAGAAAGCCGTTTATGCCTTTGAACTACACAAAGCAGACCGCATCATCGCTGAAACGAATAACGGCGGCGATTTGGTAGTTCATCTCTTGCAACAAGTAAAGAACACAATCCCGGTAAAGAAAGTCACCGCCTCGCGCGGTAAAGCAGTACGAGCAGAACCTATTGCCGCACTCTCTGAGCAAGGCAAACTCCATATGGTCGGATACTTCACCGAGCTAGAGGATGAACTCTGCGAGTACGAACCGGGCGTTAGTGCTAAATCCCCAGACCGCATGGATGCAATGGTATGGGCCGTAACAGAACTGAGTGAAGGCTCAAATGCGCTGAATTACCTTTCTGCGCTCGCGGTGTTCTGCCCTAATTGCAGGATGCCCGCGCCTAAGTCCACCCGATTCTGCCCGAAATGCAACACACTCATTGGAGAACCTGATGCCATCACAAGCGATAAGCCAAACGCCTGATCCGCTTAACATTACAGTTCGCCAAAACCAACTATGGACTATTGCCTTTAACTACACAGATCCATCAGGCAACCCAATCAATGTGACTGGGTACACACCGCTTCTGCAATTTCGCACATCTGCGCTCGCTAAGACAACTGCGCTCTCTCTAGCCGTAGGAACAGGTCTAACCTTCAACCCAACTACTCTGCCTCAGGTGCAGGTATCGGCAAAGATTTCAGTAGCTCCTGGTAAGTACGAGTGGGATCTCGTTCTACAGAACTCATCGGGCAACATCTATCTTGGTCGCGGCGTAGTCGAGGTTGATGCTGAGGTATCTCGGTGACGGATAACATATCCGTTCAATCCGTTAATCAAGTTGTCACCGTTCAGGCGATAACCCCTACCATCACAGTTTCTTCTGCCGGTGTTACGGGTATCCAAGGAACGCAGGGGCTTCAAGGCTACGGCTATGCTCAACTCCAAGGCGTACAAGGCACTCAGGGGCTACAAGGCGTACAAGGAACTCAGGGTGCGCAGGGGCTACAAGGCCGCCAAGGAACTCAAGGCGTTCAGGGTTTGCAGGGTGTCCAAGGAACTCAGGGTACTCAAGGCACTCAGGGCAATACCGGAACGCAGGGAACTCAGGGCGTACAAGGCAACCAAGGCACTATTGGTATTCAGGGCGCTCAAGGCACACAGGGATTAGTTGGCTCGCAAGGCACAACAGGGGCGCAAGGAATCATAGGAATCCAAGGCGTTACCGGATCGCAGGGCCTCATCGGACTTCAAGGAGCAACAGGTAGCCAGGGAACAACTGGCGCTCAGGGCTTACAAGGAGTTCAAGGAACAGTTGGCTCTCAAGGAACTGTTGGCTTGCAAGGCGCACAGGGTACAACGGGCATTCAAGGAACTACTGGTACTCAGGGTACTCAGGGCGTTCAGGGTACTACTGGTACACAGGGCTTAACTGGAACTCAAGGCGCACAAGGTACTACTGGCGCAAGCGGTTCATCATCATCATTCTTTAACTACACGATCAAGACCACAACAACTTCGGGCGATCCCGGACTTGGTAACTTGGCGTATAACAACGCAACACAAACCTCAGCAACTCAGTTGCAAGTTTCACACCGCACAAACGGCGGTACTGATATTGATGTGTTCTTAGCTCTTATTAAGAATAACGACACCCTGATTATTCAAGACAACACAAACTCGAATAACTATCAGAACTTTAAGGCAACAGGCACTCCTACTGCTATCGGTGGAACTTATGTAACTATCCCAGTTACCTACCTAACAGGCGGTGGAACTGGCGCAACAGGATTTGCTAACAACCTCTCTGCGATTCTTGTATTGCAGACTTCGGGTATTCAGGGAACTACTGGCGCACAAGGCGTAACGGGTTCTCAGGGTACAACAGGCTTACAAGGCTCGACAGGCACTCAAGGCGCTACCGGCACTCAGGGAACTACTGGGTTGCAAGGCACTCAGGGAACTATTGGTATCCAGGGAGCAACGGGAACGCAAGGCGCTATCGGCACACAAGGCACGATAGGCACACAAGGTTTAACTGGCTCGCAGGGTCTAACTGGCACACAAGGAGCTACTGGCCTACAAGGATCTGTTGGTAGCCAAGGAATTACTGGTAGCCAAGGATTAACAGGAATTCAAGGCTCGACTGGTTTGCAAGGAACTAGCGGTACTAACGGCACAAACGGAACTCAGGGAACAACAGGTGCTACTGGATCTCAAGGCACAACTGGTAGCCAAGGCACTAGCGGCACTAACGGATCACAAGGAACTACTGGATCTCAGGGCTTAACTGGGTTACAAGGCTTAACGGGTAGCCAAGGTACTAGCGGTACTAATGGAGCTCAGGGAACTACTGGATCACAGGGAACATCAGGTACTAACGGCTCTCAAGGAACTTCAGGTACTAACGGAACAAACGGCTCGCAAGGTACGACAGGTACTCAAGGCACAACGGGATTGCAAGGCACTCAAGGCCTTCAGGGTTTTGGTTACGCCCAACTCCAAGGCACACAGGGTATTCAAGGTACAAGTAGTGCCGGTGGCGCAGGGGATTCAGACCAAACAATTCTTCCCGGTCAGATATTCGGATAGGATAAAAAATGGCAACATATACAAAGACACTTCTCTCAGGCTCATCGCAAGGTCAGCCAATCACAGTCGTGCAAACTGCCTCAACAGGTACAACTATCCACGCAACAGGAACATCATCGGCAACTATTGATGAAGTGTGGCTCTATGCTAACAACACTTCAACATCGCCAGTCTTGCTTACAGTTCAATTCGGCGGTACTGGATCTCCTCAGAACGCCAAACCGATCACACTAGCTCCACAATCAGGCGATGTCCTCATCGTTGCCGGACTTCCTTTGACTGGTGACGGCTCAGCCGCAAAGACTGTCTATGCGTATGCTGCAACTGCATCAGTCATCACGATTTCGGGCTATGTGAACAGGATCGCGTAATGGCTAACCCATCACGCAGAGGGCAAGCAGGCTCTCCAGTTTCAGGAAGTATGCAAGGCGATACATCAACGCCATTCGCACTTACTTCTGCTGTTGCACCCTATGGTTTGCGTCTTCAACAAACTATCAGCGCTGGTACTACATCCGTCACTATCCCTGCAGGTATTACATTTGTTTATGCAGTTTGCATTGGTGGTGGGGGCGGTGGTGGAACTTATAGCGGTGGTTCATCTTCAGGTGGTGGTGCTGGTGGTATTGCTTGGGGTTGGACTTTAGCAACATCTTCTTGCGTAGTTGGTTCTGGTGGCGCAGCTAACGCTATTGGTGGATACACACGCTATGGAAATGTGATTGCAGGTGGTGGTGGCGGCGGTAACTCAGCATCTGGCGTTGCTGGAACGGTTGGTTCAGGCGCATCAGGCGGTGGATTCAATACGGCTACTGGTGGTGCTTTAGGTGCAACAAATTATTGGGGATTACCGGGCGGTTCATCAACTTCTGTGTTTGCAAGTGGCGGGGCAGGTGGAACAGGGAGTATTACTGGAACTGCAACAAACGGTGGTAACGGAATTTCTGGCGGAGGTGGTGGCGGTTCACAAAATGCTTCTGCAACTGTTGTTGGTGGTAATGGCGGTTCAGGATTTATTGGCGGTGGTGGAGGTGCGGCGGGAACTTCAACTGGTTCTCGCACGGGCGGCAATGGTGGTTCTGGTGTAAACATTTTTACAGGGGCTTCATATACTGGCGGCAATGGCTCTAGTGGAACAAACGCCAACGGTGGTGGTGGTGGTGGAGCTGGAACAATAGCAAACGGTTCTGCGGCTTCTGGAACGACTGGTGGCGCTGGTGGAAACTATGGTGGTGGTGGAGGCGGCGGCGTTGCTGGCGGCGCAGGTGCACCAGGAATACTTTACCTTTATTATTAGGAGACAACATGAGCGTATCAATCTATAACAATTCATCCTTTACCGATTCTCCTTACGGCCTAAAGCTGCAACAAACATTTACTGCATCATCTTCTTCTGTTGTAATCCCGTCAGGAATTACCCGAGTATACGCAGTTGTTATCGGCGCTGGTGGTGCGGGTGGCTCTGTTGCTACCGGTGGGGCAGGTGGCGGTGGGGCAGGAGGATACTCCGCTGGTTGGACTTACGCTTCCACTTCGGTAACTGTTGGCACAGGAGGACTAGGAACAAACTCTGCTGCAACTGGCGCAAGCGGAGGTACTTCTATCTATGGAATGGTGTTTGCTGGTGGCGGATATGGTGGGACAACAACTGCTGGAGGTTCCGCTAGTGGTGCAATAACTCCAACTACAACCGCTTCAACAGTAGCTTACACAGGCGCTCCCGCTACTGGTGTAAATACAGTTGGCTATGCAGCAGGTGGTGGTTCTAACAACCAATCAAACAATGCGGTCAATAGTGGCGTATGCGGTGGTGGAGGCGGAGGTAACGCAACAACTACTGGTTCACAAACTGGTGGATATGGTGGAAATGGACTTATCGGTGGTGGCGGTGGTGGCGCAGGCTCATCAGGTGCTAACACTGGCGGTGTTGGCGGTTCAGGTAACGGCGGTTCAGGCGCTAATGGTGCAAACGGAACAGGAACATCTTTTGGTGGAGGTGGAGGCGGAGCAGGTTATACATCAACAACTGCGCCTACTACAGGCTCTGCTAATAACGGCGGTAATGGCGGCTCAGGCGGTGGCGGTGGAGGCGGTGCTTCCACACTTGGAACTGCTGGCTCAGGCGGTAACGGCGTAGTATTTCTTTATTACTAGAAGCAATTATGACAACACGATACGAATACAAATCAACCTGCTGCCATACAAGCTATATGGAGACTCGCAACGAGTCTGATCCCCAGGTATTTACGGCCTGCGTTCAATGTGGGCAGGGTGGGTATGAGTTACTCAATGAGGTCAAACTGGACTCTTAATCCGCTACTATTGCGCATAGCCTGAAATACAAGAGGCATAACTAAGGGGACATTATGGGTCTAATTGACCGTCTTGCAAAAGCAGTAGCACAACAAATTGAGAAAGCACCAAGCAATCTCCCTGCTGGCGCAGTCGTAATGACTGAGCAACAGATGAGAGATGCAAATCAAAATGCTACTTATGGCGCGCAAACTCCTTTAGCCCGTGATCCTCGAATGGCTGGAGTTCCCTTCGGTCCGGGTTCTCCAATTCTTCCGGGTGCGATTAACCCGCTTCGGGATGATGGTAGAGCTGATCCTCGCCGTTATGAATATCAGGTTGCCCAAAACATCAACATTGGTACTGAGCAGAAACTCGTACCGTTTAAGACTCTCCGTGGCGCGGCAGAGCAAATTGACATCGTTCGCCGTTGCGTAGAAGTCCTCAAGGCTAAGATCGCCGGACTCGACTGGGATATTACGATCGCCGATGATGCGAGCGAAAAGATCATTGCTGAGATCGGTGGAGATCACACACGCGCGATGAGTCAGGCTCGCACTAAGTTTTCAGATGAGATTTATCGCCTTCGCACATTTTGGGAGAACCCTGACCGTTCTAATGGCCTGACCTTTATTGACTGGATGATGATGTCGCTCGAGGAGATCCTCGTGCTAGATGCCTGGGCTATTTGGCCTCAGAAAACAGTCGGTGGAGATTTATACGGTTTTCAGATTCTTGATGGCTCGACCATTAAGCCACTCCTAGATGATCGTGGTATGCGCCCAATGGCTCCACAAGCCGCGTATCAACAGATTCTGTACGGCTTCCCTCGCTCAGAATTTCAAGCAAACTCCGACGATGTGAACGCCGATGGTGAGTTTACCTCGGACGACCTTTCTTACTTTATCCGTAACCGTAGAGCCAACTCGGTCTATGGATCCTCACCTGTTGAGCGTTGCCTACCGTTAGCTGATCTCTATCTACGCCGTCAGCAATGGCTACGCGCTGAGTACACCGATGGCGTTAGCCCTGAGATGATGCTCACCTCGGATGCTGACTTTGGTAATGACCCGCTCGTGATGAAGCAGTATGAAAATATCATTAACGACAACCTTGCCGGTCAAACCGAGCAACGCAAACGCGCACTTATTTTGCCATCCGGCCTAAAGCCACAGTTCTATGAGGGCTACGGCGAGAAGTTTAAATCTAATCTTGACGAGTATCTGATTACCTCGATCACAGGTCACTTTGGCGTACTGCCAACTGAAATCGGATTCAGTCAAAAGGGTGGGTTGGGTGCATCCGGGCACCAAGAGGGAGAAGCGGAAGCGGCTCAATCCATCGGAGTCGCTCCGCTGGTTCAATGGATCGGCAAGATGCTGACCAACATTTCTTATACATATCTCGGTATGCCACGCGAACTTGAGTTTAAGTTTATGGTTAATGAGATCCGCGATAACGAAGAAGCCGCTAAGAAATC